ATTGGATCATTGAAAGATGGACAATGGAAGCAATCTCGTAATTTAGGAGAAATAATTAACAGTTATTATAAAAAAGGATTATTTAGAGATAAAGATTATCGAATTCTTAATAAAACTATTAAAAATAAAACAGCTAATGCTTATGATGTTACTCACAATATTATAAGAGAATATAGGGTTTTACGATGGACTTCCGATGAAATTTTAAAAGGAGAAAAACAATTATTAGGTAAAAAAATAAGTTTAGTAGAAGCGGCAGATACTGTTAATCAATTATTTAAGATAGACGAAGTTACTATTATTCAAAACAAATTAACTGAAGTAACTAATGTATATTTCTTAGCATATATTGATAAAAAAGGTAACCAGCATGATATTATTGGTCCATCTCCTTCAGCACAATTACAATTAAGAGACGAAATCGAAAAATTATATTATTCCGATATGTTTTATAGTCCATTTAAAGTATTCAAAAGAATGTTCGCTTTAGCACAAATGCCAGATAATAGAGGTACCCCTATTTTTAATGATGTAATATATTCATTGAAAGGTTTCATATCCAGTACCACTTCTTTAGTATACCAACTTAAATCAGAATTAGAAGTAATAGAATTATTATTAGAAAAGGTTAAGTCTCCACCTTTAGTAACAATAAATAATTCACTTGATTCAATTAAATTTCGATTAGCCTCTTATTTAGAACTTAGTGAAAATAAGTTAGAAGACATTAATAATTTAATAGATCAAGCAATTCATGCAAATATTAAAGCAAAATTATCATTAATAGATGATATTAAAAAAATATTGAAGATCAATATTAATTATGCTACTATTGTGTATATGGATTCTGTAAGACTTAATCCACCACCCGATTTTATGCTTCCTACTGAACACAAGTATGATAGATCAATAGTAAGAAAACCAAATTCTAATCCGGTAAATCCAATGAAATTATTTTCTTAATTATAGTATAATGTTTAGCCTAATTAATTTTTATAAATCTATGATTAGATTATTAAAAGATGATAGAATTATGATGACAGATAAGAAATCATATATTTCATATATGGAACGGCAATTACAACATTTATTGAGACAACAAAAACGTGATACTATTAAATTTGAATACAGAGTAATATTAGATTTAAGATAATTATTATTTTAAATCAAATTAATATTTGGCTAATCGTTTATGAAGGGCACGTCTATCCAATGTACGACCTCCAGCCATAACACCATCACCTTCACCGTATCCTAAGAAATTGGCCGCAGTTGATGCGATCTGAGCTTTTGGGTGAGGAATATACGATAATCCTTTAGATAGAAGTTTATTTTCTTTAATAAAATCGTGAGCCTTTTGTAAATATGGAAGTAATTTAGCACCGAATTCCTTTAATCCAGACCAGAAATCACCTCCGTTGACACATTCCACATCAGCGTAGTTAATTGCTCCTTGTCTATGACAATCCAAAATATCAGTTGGACTAATAACACCAATTTGTGTACTGCATGCACCCATAGATAAAACGGAGAAGGTACCTTCTAACACGGGAACGATATAAAGGGTCGGATTTATAGTTCTTCCAGATAAGTTAGATGCAGTAACTTGAATTTGGACTTGGCATTGTGAAAGAACGCCAGGAGCCATTAAACTTGGAAGACCAATATCCCTAGCGAATTCAATACACACAACAGAACCAATAGTTCCAATCATTCCAGTGAAATTTTGTCCTTGAACTGGGCCTCCAGACCATTGAGTCCATGACATTTGACAATGATTTCTTCGAGACATATCATAGAGATTATTAATAGTAGCCGAAGCAATTAAACCACTGCTATTCAAGAATTGAACACTCATTTGACTAATTTGGAAGAATGTATCAGTTCTATTAGGATTAGAGAATAAATCTGAATTACGTTCTCGAACATAAACATACATCCTACGAGGTACAGAGTTAAGTTGAATATTATTAGAAGAATATGTAGTAGGAGTACTAGAAGTTGAAGCGGCCAAATCAGTTGGGAATCGAATAACATCAAAATATGGATATGTGATTGGCATATTAGTTGGTAAAACCATTGTTTCTTGAGGAGTAATATATTGGAATAACATTTGCGGTTGTAATCCTCCTGGAAGTGGTGAAGTCGGTCCTCCATTCAACTGTCCAAAAACTGCATTAGCTGTAACAATAGCAAGAGTTCCCGCACTTTGATCATTATGAGACCACATACGAGAAGCTAACTGTTGTCCTCCAAGGAAAGTAAAATTGAAATCCATAGTGTTAATATTATAAAAACCACATCCATTAGTCTTTCCAAAATAGAAAGGAGATAAGAATAATGGTTCACAGAAAGCTACATCGACAATTGCTGTTAAAGTTTGTCCTGGGCCAGTAGCTCCTGGATTTTGAACAATAGTAAATGGAAAACCGCCCCTAGGCATCTGAGCCCCATCAGGACTGTCTCCGTAATAACCAAGAGGATTTCTAGCTCCTAACAGAAGATCACCGTAATTTTGAGATTGATCTTGATACGAAGGAGTCATAGAATAAGCCCTATTCTTTAAGTCATCATCAGTATTGTAATGCATAAGAGGTTGAATCACATCAGCAATATTAATATTAACAGATTGATTATTAATCGTAGCACTCAATGTATCAATAGATGAAGAAATTGGGAATGCTCGAGGAGCATCTCTTTCAGGAAGTAAAACTTTATCACCAGTAGCTCCAGAAACGGCAGTAAATGTTAATCGGACTGGTAAATATAAATACGCTAACCTATCTACGATAACATTTCCACTTGGTGGTGGGCAACTAAACTGTATTGATGATGCCGATACGGAAGTTGTCGTAAATGCTTTAAAAGTTGTTTGAGAACCACACTTAAGGACGGCATATGATCGCTTATCATTAATCATAACTCTCGGGTCAAAAACGCATACGGGTTCTAATGGTTCAAATGAAAGGGACATCTAATCTATATATTATAAATATATTTTAATCTTAATAGATCGAAATATATTAACCAATTAATCTTTGATCATTTTTATAGAGTGACTTTCTGGTGAATAATAATTTAAGACTAGCTTGTTGATCTACAGATAAAGGTAAAGGATAAATATTACCTTTATTATCTTGCCAATACAATCTAATATCTAAATTTTGTAAAGGATTATCACTAATCATATCTACTAATCTATACTGGGCCGTAGGCAAATAATGTGCAATTGATCTACTTGCCCCAGAAGATGCTCCAATATCAGGTACGAAATCTGATAGGACAGGGAATGTAGCATTAACACCACTCGTATTCACATTAACTGGTATAGCTAAATTATTCCCTGCTGATAAATATTCATCTCTATTTGGAATATTAGAAGATGCGACAATAATTTTACGAAGGGATGACCAATATTCTAAAGCCGAAAATTCTTGAGTAAATTGATAATAAAATGGAGTAGCCGGTCCAGTTGTTCCGGGATCAGTAGGAGTAGGAACTAATACACCGCCCGGATAATAAAAATGATCAGGAGTATTATTAGTTGAACCACTTAAAAGGAAATATTCATCATTACCCTGAGGATTATTATAAGATTTAAATGATAAATTGAATGCTTGTAAGAAATTACCCAAAAAAGCATTCATAAAAATCAAAGGAATAGAAGTAGCAGGGGATGTTAGAACTACAAAACATTTCGGAACAACTAAAGTTATTAAATTTGTAGAAGCAGTAAAGAAGAAATATGGAGGTATATAATTCGGGAATAGAGTAGCTAAACCAGAATTAAACCAGGAAGTGGCTAAAGCATTATTAAACATATCTAAATAGTTTTGATACGAATAAATGTAATAATATGGAGTTACAATTTGTACTGTAGCATTCTGACAAGGTGGATGTAATAAATTTTGGGATAAATATTCAACACTAGTTGGGAATCTACTAACTGGACCACTTGTTCCGTAATCAATACCTATTATCATTGGTGTTAAATCTGGATTTCCTCCAGTACAACCGTTAGGAGGATAATTTCCTCCCACTCCCGGTATGATAGGACAAATTGAAAGTGGTAATTCCAAAAGAGGTATTTCAAATCTAACCACTGAACAATAATAATCACTACATCTATCTAAAATAGGATCATCTTTAGTTACATTATAAACTGCATCGATTGGAGTTTCATCAACTGAATATGCTTGAGGAAAATTAATACCAGTAGCCCCAGTAACTCCGCGAATAATTGGATGTGAAATAGTAACATTAACATAAACATTATCAGTGGTTTTATCAACAGTTAATATTTTGGTTGTGGTATCATATCCTCTGTATGGGTTAAATGTTTGTTCTCTTACATAAGTATTATAATCTTCTTTTTGGGGTACTATAAATTGGGGTTGAGATAAATACGATGGTAAAAAATCTTGATCTCCTGCTCGTACTTTAGATTTATTTTGATTTCTAGATCTCATCTATATTAACATGATAAAAATAATTATGCTTCCATTGTGAGTAATGTTACAAATTGATCGGCATTAATATTGTATTTTTTTATGAAATAAGTAATGTAGTCATAATATTCTTCATCTGTCATATTTCTATTCCAAAGTCTTACACAAACATGTCTTCCACATGTCCTAATATTTTTATTTACCTGTTGATATTTATGATCATTATAAGTTAATTTATAGGGTGACTTATCTAATAATAATGACAGATATGGATAATCTTCATTATTTATTTTAGCGAAATGTTCAGGAATATGATCTAATGTATCATCTGGATAACCTCCATATGAATTAAAGAAACTAACAGTATGAGGATCTAATTTCCAAAGACATGTCCAATGTCCATATGCTTTCTTTGCTTCAAATAATAATACACATGCACCATATTTACCTAACACTTCATCA